CGCCTTTAATGCGTATTTCCCCCAAGGATGGGAGAATCATCCCTTCAATGGATTAAAAGACGGACCAAAGAGTGTAGAATACATTCACACAAAAGGACCTTGGAATCAATACCAACGTGCCCATGTTAAAAAAGTCGTAGAAACTCTTGAACCTTATAATAATGTAATCTATGAGGTTGGAAATGAACTTCATAGATATAGTGTTTCTTGGTTTCAGAAGAAAGTCATCTCCTGGGTCAAGAAGTGGACTGATAAACCAGTTGGTGCTTCTTATGCATCAAGAGTAAAACCTTCTGCCGGTAGAACTCAGGATTGGTTGACCCGTGTGGATGCCGACTGGATCGCCCCCTCAGGACCCTCCAGAATCGCCAGATTCAGGGGTCCGCAGGTTTTGGACACCGACCATGCCTGGGCACTCACCAGCAACGTTACAGGTCTTCGTAGGGCGTGGTCAGAGGGTAGAAACCTTTGGGTCATGGATGGTCTTACTGGAACTATACTAAAAAATCGTGATAACCTACAACCAGATCGAGATTTGATTACCGGGTTGATTTCTTGACCTCTTTGTGCTACTATAAAACATTATTGTCTATTATAACTATGAAATTTACTGTATATTCAAAAAATGGTTGTCCTTATTGTGTAAAAATTAAAGATGTTTTAACTTTGTGTAATCAATCTTTTGTTGTTTATAAGTTAAATACTGATTTTACTAAAGAAGAATTTTATAATGAATTTGGTAGAAGTGCAACTTTCCCACAAGTTGTCTGTGATGAACAAAAATTGGGAGGTTGTAATGACACAATTAAATTCCTAAAAGAACAGAAAATTGTTTAATGACACACCTAAATAAAAATATCCAGGTTAATCGTGGACTTGAATTGTTTCTTAATGGAGGAAAAAGAAAGCAACCAAAAACCTACCATGTCAATTTAAAAAAGGTGGTTAGCTTTCTAAAAAGGGAGGTTACCATCAATTTTGAATTTTCTCTTAATATTAAGAAAAATAAGTAGTTTCCCGAGGAAGAACAATGTTAGCAACAAGTTTAGTATTTGGTTCATTTTTAACAGTATTGTTTTTTATAGTTGGAATTATAGGTGGTTGGGTTGCTAGAGAATATATGATGAATTATAGAGAAATCCCTGTAATGCATCCTGAGATGTATGATATAAATGGGAATGTTATACCAGACGAAATTTTAGCCGTGAGGTTTGAAAACGATTATGACTACGAAGACGACAGCGAAGAAGACTGAAACTAAACCAAGAGCAAATACTTCTACAAAAAAAACACCAGCTACTGTAGTGGAACTTCCAGCAAATCCTTTTGCATTTGAAGTTCTTGCTCTTGTATCAAAGCAAAGAACTAAGGAAAAAAAAGTTGAAGTTCTTAAAAAATATGAACATCCATCCTTAAAATCGATTTTTATTTGGAATTTTAATGAATCTATTCAATCTTGTTTGCCTGAAGGTGATGTTCCTTATGCATCTGCAGATCAGCAAACATCTTTTAGTGGAACTTTAAGTGAAAAAATTGAAGATTCTGTGAGTAAGATGGATGAATTAAAATCACATTCTCTTGGAACTGCTAGTGAAGTTGGCCGTCAAGTTACTACCATTCGTAAAGAATATCCTAAATTTTATAATTATGTTAATGGTGGAAATGACTCACTATCAAAATTAAAAAAAGAAACAATGTTTATTAATCTTCTAGAAGGATTACATCCTCTTGAAGCTGAAATTTTAATTCTTGTTAAAGATAAAAGGCTGCAAAATAAGTATAATATTACAAAAGAAATTGTGAGTGAAGCGTATCCTGATATTGTATGGGATAATCGTAGTCGCTGATCTTATAAATTTATTATGGGAAATAAAAAAATGAACGCCGAAAAAGAAATGCAAGTAGAAAATTCTGAAATAATCAATGAAGATTTTTCTGCTCCTATTTGGACTAAAGAAGAAAAAGAACTTTCAAAAACACTTTATGGTTGTGAAATTATACAAGAGAAGTGTACCAAACTACAGTTAAAAAATACACAACTTCCTAGCGATACATATATTATCTCTTATTATCAAAATGGATCTCTTTTTCACGACTTAGTTAGGGGCAAAAGAGTTCGTATTTTTGATATGTATTATGATAAGATTGGTAATTGTATCCACAACATTGATTTTGGATACGGAAGAATTAGTCCTAAACTTTGGGGATATCAAGCACCAAAATCTAAAAAAAGAAAATAATCGAAAATGGGTAAGCACTATTTACTTAACTTATATGGGTGCTCATTCGTTCTTTTAAACGATGAGCACCTTCTTATTGATTTGCTGGAGAATGCTGCTGCAGCAAGTGGAGCTACAGTGTGCCAAACAATATCAAAAAAGTTTGATCCACAAGGAGTTACGGTATTGTGCTTACTTTCAGAAAGTCACATTAGTATTCACACTTGGCCTGAAGAAGGTAAAGCGGCAGTAGATGTTTATACCTGTGGTGATTGTAATCCAAAGATTGGGTGCGATATAATCATCCATCAACTTTGTTCCACAAACCACACTCTGAGCTACATTGAAAGGTAAAATCAAAATTGACTTTTTATTTTAAAAATAGGCGAAAAAATTTTTTGGAAATTTTTTCGGTCCTTAAGATTTTAAAAAATGTAACAAATGTTACAAAAATACTTGTCTATATATGATATTAGGGGTATAATACCCATCTATCGTTCATCTGCTATTTGCAAATAGCGAATAGAGACGGAAGTACCGAAAGGGAAGGAACGCAAATTTACTCATTTAGTAAAGGAGCAACCTTATGAAAATCACTTTCGTACAATACTTAAAAGAAAAGGATAAAAGGCAGAAAAAACTTCACAACGCCGAAATTAATATGGCTAAAAAGCCACAAGTGGCGTGATTAGTGAAGACTATTACCATGAAGAAAATATTGATGGAAGAGAACCTGCTTGTTATCTTTTAACATATAGGGGTCAAAATTATTGGCACTGCTATGGTATTCATTTAGTTGAGTGGTTTGAGCAAATTTATGACAAAAACCTTGAGGGGGGTTGACTTCCCCCCTTTTTTTGTGTATGATGGTCAAGTGAGAAATTGAGGTATGGACCAAGAAAAATTAAAACTCATTATCAGATCTATGGAACTTCTTCTTGATTCTTTGAAGGTGGAGATTTATGGGAAAAACAATCATATGACATTTGATGATGTTGAATATTATGAGGAAGAAGATGATCATTATGATTGGGGGCAGTGATGACAAGAAGAAATAAATTAGTAAAGATTCTCAAAAGATTGTTGAAACAAGAGCATCTTTTTTCACCTGAAAAACTTCGGGAAATGAAAGTCCAACTGAGACAGTTGGAGGAAGAATTATCCACACTAGAACAAAAAACATCAAAAGGATTTGGAAAATATGAAACCTGTAAAAGCAAAAGATCTTCTTGAACTAGATCCTCGTCTTCAAGTTGTAAAACTCCAAAGCTATCCTATTCCAGAGCAAGTTATCTACCAAGCAGGTAAAAACGATTACTCTGAGATTCCAATTCACGACCAAGAAATTCCTTCTCCACAAAAATGTGGTGAGTGGATTGTAGAGCAACTTCTTGCAAATGAACGTGGTCATTATGGACCTTTAGAGCATCCAGGCATTACATTTTCAGTTTCTGGATATGTTCATAATGTTGCGATGCAAGCAAGAACTCATCGTGTTGGTGTAAGTTTTGATGTGCAGTCACAACGATACACTGGAAGGAGAGTTATCAAAGTTGCTAAGAATGAACTTCCAGTTGATGATGTGTTCTACATTCGCCCTCCAGGGTACTACACCAACCGTAAGGGTAAAAAGTATGAATGGACTCTTTCGGACTATAATGACGAGCTGGACTTCATCTATGAAGGATGTAAGAGGTATGCTGCAAAGTATGAAAGGGGTATGTGTGAAGAACACATTCGTGACTATCTTGCCCAAGCAATTCGTCAGAATTTTGTAGTTTCATTCAATCTTCGTTCTGTTCTGCACCTTCTTGATCTTCGTGCTAAAATGGATGCTCAACTTGAAATCCAGGCACTCTGCGAACAGATTGCCCCAGAACTAGAGAAGTGGGCACCAAATGTGTGGAGATACTATGAGGAAAAACGCTTACATCGTGCTCGTTTAAGTCCATAAATAATTTTGTTCGTATATCCTGACATTTGCGTAATTTCTAATAATGGCAACTTATCCTGTAATTAATAAAGTAACTGGTGAGCAAAAGGAAATAGTTCTTAGTGTTCATGACTGGGACCAGTGGAAAAAAGACAATCCTGACTGGGATCGGGATTGGTCAGACCCTTCAACTTGCCCAGGTTCTGGAGAGGTTGGCGATTGGCAAAACAAGCTAATTGCCAAAAATCCTGGATGGAATGATGTTTTAGGACGTGCGGCAAAAATGCCTGGTTCAAGAGTAAAGAAAATCTAGTATGGCAAGAAAAAGAAGAGCAGAACAACCAATTGGAATTGGACTTACAGCAAAGCAAATGAAGAGGAAAAAACCTCTCAATTATGATTTTCTGATAGATATCGACCCTCTTACAGAAAATCAAAAGAAGTTTTTTTCGTCGTTTAAAGAGGGAAAATCAATTGTCGCTTATGGATGTGCGGGTACAGGTAAAACATTTATAACTCTGTATAACGCACTCAAAGAAGTTCTTAATGAAAGGAGTCCATATGAAAAGGTTTATATTGTTCGTTCTTTAGTTCCTACTAGAGAAATTGGTTTCCTTCCTGGCGACCATGATGACAAGTCAGCACTTTATCAAATTCCATACAAGAATATGGTGAAGTACATGTTTGAAATGGCATCAGATTCGGATTTTGAAATGCTTTATGGAAATCTTTGTGCTCAAGATACAATCAAATTCTGGAGCACTTCATTCCTAAGAGGTGTTACATTAGACAATGCTATTATTATTGTTGATGAATTTCAAAACTTGAATTTTCATGAACTTGATAGTATAATGACAAGGGTTGGAGACAACTCAAAGATTATGTTCTGTGGGGATGCTACTCAAACAGATTTAATCAAAACGAATGAGAAAAACGGCATAGTTGATTTTATGAAAATTCTAAGAAATATGTCATCCGTTGACATTGTTGAATTTGGAATTGATGATATTGTCCGCTCTGGATTCGTTAAAGAATATATTATTTCAAAACTAGAAGTAGGTATGTAATGTTTCAACATGTTAATATTTCTCTTCCCCAACTTGAGAGAGAAACCATTGATGGAGTTCGGTATTATAAAGTTCCCTTTGAAGAAGGTATTTTAAAATTATTTTCTATTACTTCAGTTACTAGTCATTTTAATAAACATATTTTTGAGAACTGGAGAAAAAAAGTTGGGGAAGAGGAGGCCAACAGAGTAACTAAGCAAGCAACCAGTCGTGGTACTGATATGCACACACTGGTTGAACATTATCTCCAAAATATGGATTATACTTCTCAAGTGCTTCCAATTTCTAAATTTCTCTTTCAAATTTTAAAACCGGAATTAAAAAAGATAAATAATATTCATGCCCTTGAAAGATCTATGTATAGTAGAGAATTGGGCATTGCTGGAACAGTTGATTGTATTGCAGAATATAATGGTGAACTGGCAATCATTGACTTTAAAACTTCAAAAAAACCAAAGCCAAGGGCTTGGGTAGATCATTATTTTGTTCAATGTATGGCATATGCCTGTATGCTATATGAACTTACTGGAATTAAAGTCAAAAAACTTGTAATTATAATGGCATGTGAAAATGGAGAATCAATTGTTTATGAGGAATATGACAAATCAAAATATTTCAGAGAACTCACCAAGTATATTAGAAAGTTTGTTAGAGATAAATTGGAACTCTATGGAGAATCACAAAGAAGATAATGTAAATATTGAAAAGGCTATACAAAATAAATTTTTAACACCCACAAAATTTGCCCTTGAAATAGAAAAAATTGTCGCAGAGGAAAATGTAAATTATATTGACGCAATAATTAGTTATTGTGAATATAATAATTTAGAAATAGACTCTGTAACTAAACTTGTCTCTAAACCATTAAAAGAGCGTTTAAAGTGGGATGCAGTTAGACTAAATTTTATTAAAAAAACTACCCGTGCAAAACTTCCCCTTTGATTGAATGGTTAAAGTGACACCTTTTGAAACATATCAAACATATTTGTCATTGAAAAGTCACTTTACAAATAAAAAGTATGACTTTTTTAAATATGGTGGCAAGTCTAGGGCTACCGTAACTTCCTTTAATAAAAGGCGTGACAAATACTTTTTTGAAAAAACGAGTAGAAAAATGGGCGATGAGCAAATCATTGAATACTTTGTATCCAATTTTGTTGCATCCGATAATCCTTCCAATTTATGGATTGGGGAGATTATAAATTCTGGAGAACAAAATTATACTGCATGGAAAAAAAGAAAACAAAGCATGTCTTATATCTTTAAGCAAGAAACAGAAAATTTACTTTCTTTTTCTGATATTAGAGAAATATTTGAATATTCATCTGGACATCCTAAAGTATTAAAAAGATTTTTAGCAGGTGATCTTTCGCCAGAAACTTTAGTAATTTTTGAAAGAATATTGAAATTTAGTGAAATTTATGATAAAAATCTTTTAGATCCTGCTTGGGAAACAGTAAGTTTAAAAATAAAAAAATATTCATCCTTCCTAAATATTGATGTGTTACAGTACAGAAAAATTCTGAGGGAAATTATAAATGCCTGATTTCTTTGATTCTGATATTATCCAAAATGAACTGAAGAACATTAATAGTCTTCAAGAAGACATTTATAAGAGTGTATTAAATTTTGGGTATATGAATCGTGAAGATAAACTGAAACACATTGAAAAATTAAATATTTTAATTGAAAAACAAAAAATTATGTATACTCGCCTTTCACTTTCTGATGACCCAAAGGCATTAGAAATGAAAGAGAATATACGGAAATCAATTTCTATTATGGGGTTCTCCCCAGACACAAACATTAACATATTATTTGATAGTATGAAGAAGACGATTAATTCTCTCAAGGAATATCTTGGTTGACAACTGATCCAAAATCTACTATACTATCCAAGTAATCTAACAAATCCATTTTATCCGAGGTATCTAATGTCCTTTTCCGATCTTAAAAAGCAATCCAAACTTGGTTCACTGACTGAAAAACTTGTGAAGCAAGTTGAAAAAATGAATAATTCTTCTGGTGCTGCAGATGACCGTCTTTGGAAACTAGAGTGTGACAAAGCTGGAAACGGTTTTGCAGTCATTCGCTTCTTACCAGCACCAGAGGGTGAGGATATGCCGTTTGTCAAGACTTATTCTCACGCTTTTCAAGGAACTGGTGGTTGGCTAATTGATAACTGCCTTACCACTCTCAATCAAAAGTGTCCTGTTTGTGAGCACAATTCTTCTCTTTGGAACTCTGGAATTGATGCAAACAAAGAAATTGCAAGAAAGCAAAAGCGTAAACTGTCTTATATTTCCAACATCTATGTTGTGAAAGACTCAGCAAATCCTGAAAACGAAGGTAAAGTCTTCCTGTTTAAGTATGGTAAGAAAATCTTTGATAAGATTCTAGAAGCAATGAATCCCGAGTTTGAAGACGATGCAAAAATTGATCCTTTTGATTTTTGGACTGGTGCTGATTTTAAACTAAAGGCAAAGAATGTTGCTGGTTATCGTAACTATGATTCTTCTTCTTTTGCACCAATGTCAGTTCTTCATGGAGATGATGAAGTTCTAGAAGCAATTTGGAAAAAACAGTATTCTCTAAACGAATTTGTTGATCCAACCAACTTTAAATCATATGAAGACCTTAAGAAACGTCTAGATAATGTTCTAGGTATTCAAGGTTCCACCTCCCGTCCTCGCCTTGACCTTGAAGTACAAGATGAAGATGAAGGTTCCGCCCCTCCTCTGACTGATGATTTTCGTAGTGAACTTAACAGTCTCAGTTCAAAATCATATTCTTCAAGTTCTTTTGACGATGATGAAGATGATGATGAACTCTCAAAGCGGTTTGCTAGTCTAATGGACGACTAATTATTTTAACCTCCCTTTAAGGGAGGTTTTTTTTATGCCAATCTATTTACAATAATTTCTGTTGGAGATGGTCTTTTAAAATTACTTCCATATACAATATTAGTTCTCGTATTTTCGGTGCGAATAATATCATTACCATTTTCATCATCAACTAATTGTGAAGACTTTTTGTATCGCATAATACTTCTAGTGTCGCGTAAAAATTCTTGCAGATACCTTGGCTTTAAAACATAAATTGATCTTTTTTCGTTATTTAAATTTATTTCATGAGTATAATTTGTTATTGCTGCAAGTAAATTTGTATTGGTAATATAGTCATTTTTAGAGTCATCAAAATATGTCATGTAAGAAATTTCATTAGAATTTATGTTGACATTTATTGTAGTTGTTATTCCTGGATTAGTTTTATCTACAACTATATTAATTGTAAAAGTTTTCAAATAACCATCTATAGCAATATATTCTATTTTATCATTTACTGATGCCACATCATTTGTGAAAGAGAGATCTTGTAGTTTTGAAATGTCTAATTGATATGTCCAAGTTCCACCATAACCAACTTCGCTAGATTCTTCAATGATAACATTTCCATACTTTAAATCTTCAGAAAAGGTACTTATGTTGTGAATATATAAATTTCCTTTCACTATATTTTGTTCTTCAATAACACCAATATTGGGATAGCTAAAAAATAGTACCGGATTTATTTCACCTTCGTATGATGGCTGGGGAATCTGTAATATTTTACTAGCCACTTTTCCAGCATCTAATATTACTCTACCTTCAGAATCTTTTTGTTCATTTGTGATATAATGATGTACCCCGTAAAGTTCATCGCCATATTTTTCATATGAATATCTATAAACATCATTGTCTGATATTGGCCATTCATCTCTTACATTAATTATTCCAGCAGTAATCAAAACTACCCAATCATATTGTGGACTTCCATATAATTCTTCGGCAACATTATCCGGCCTATATCCATCAGGTATTTGATATTTGTCAAATACCAATAATGGATTTGCAATATCTTCTCTTAACTTTGCTCTTCTAAAGATATTTTTTGCCCTTACATATTCATCAGAATTTTGTCTGTCCGTCAAAAACGACAAGTATTCTATATCCGGGATTTCTCTAAAGTATGACATTAGTAGCTAATTGAGGTTGAAGTGTCTTCTGCGTAATCTTCTCTGTATATTGGAGTTAGTTCTTGGAATTCTAAACTTAACGTCATTGTTACTGGAGTTGCGTCATTATATGTCGCATAGCCTTCAGGGCTTAAGTCAAGTGAAAGACCTTTCAATGCACATAATTTAAATTTATTCAGAAATGGGTGTGCGGCTTTTCCTTTTTTATATTCAATTTCAAATAAATTTGGGGCACTTAAAAATATACCACTCGCTGAAGTAGCTGCATTTCTAGCTGGAGACATATTTTGTTTTAGAGTTTTTATAATGGCTTTAATTACATCAGATTCTCTTTTATTTCTAGGTGCTAAATTGAAATTAAACATATGGGATCCTCTAAGATCAATTCCATTGAATGTTAATTCTACATTTTGATTAAATGCAATCCCTCTTGTTCTTGATAGCACTTGTGCCGTTGATGGGGCATTTTCTCCTAATAATGCTTTTACTGCTTCATTAGCTATTCCTTCTTGTATGGTATTGATTGTAGATCCAGTTTGCAATGTTGATGTAGCACTATTAACAACTGATGATAAACTCTTCATAAGGCCTTCAGCACCTCCACCAACTGTTGCACTAGCTACTCCACCAGTAGCCGCTGCAAGGGCATTCATAGTACTTCCAGTCCAGTCTGCTGATAATGTGTTTCCTGGAAGATTTTGGGGCATTGGTAAAATTATTGTTTCTATCAAAGAACCTTTTCCTTGTGGAGAAGGGGAAAATGGGGAAGAACCTGATCCAGTAGCTGCTCCACCCGGCTTATATTCATAAATTGATATACTAAACCAATCATCCGATTCTTCTAACTTTTTTTGTGGATATTTTAATGCCATTTCTAATGGTGGTTTAAAAGTATTTATCTACTAATTTGAAATTTTCCGTATGGTAAAGTGCGAAGATCATTTAATTCTATAGATCTCACTGTATATAAATTTCCAATAACTTCATTCCAAGTGTATTGTCTTACTCTTCCCCAATGATAATTTATTCCTCTAAACCCCCATTGAAAAACGCCAGTTACAGCAACTAATGGATGGGCATCATATTGTATGTTGCTTGTTTTGGGTGAGTATATAAATGTGTAAAATTTTCCAATATCTGGAACTGGAGTAACTTCATCTTTTAATGCATCCATTATTTCCAACATTAAATCATCTGGATCTTCTATACCAATTAGTGGATTTAGAATTGGTGCAATTCTATTTTTACTATTGTAAATAATCCCTTGGTTTTTTTCTTTTCTTTGTTTTAATGTTTTTCTTGGCATTAATTAATACCTAACTCATCTTCTGTAAGAATTTTAAATTCCCAATTTCTATCTTTACAATATTCCTTTGCAGATTCCCATTTTGCCATGTTTTTTGCATATTCATAAACTTCCCTAATATATCCTTTAGTTTGTCTTTTAGGAACCTTTGGCTTTACTGTCTGTTTTTTTGGTTTAACTTCAATTAAGTATTTTTTAATATTTCCATTATTTTCTTGTACCTTAATATAAAAATCTGGAAAATATCTATGTATTTTTCCATCAACAGGGGATCTATATGGCAAAGCAAGTTCTTCACTTCCCCATTCAAGTACATTTGCATTAGTATCACAGTAAACCATAAACTTTCGTTCCCATAAAGAGCGATAGATTATGTTGGTTGGGTCACCTTTGTATTTTTTTGGAAATGAAGGTTTGTATTTTCCTTTATATGCCATTATACATATTATAGATTCCATAGTAGTATTTAGAAATGCCTCAGGGACCAGGCCCATTTGAATGGGAAAAGAATAAAAACACTAGTGAGTGGGAAGCAAAGGAATTAGAGCCAGAAAAATATGATGGACGGAAGACAATTAGTGATTTTGCTCCTTTATTCAGAAATTTAGCTCAAACATCTCATTATGAAGTGAAGTTTGGTGGTCTACCTTTAGGACTGACAACATTTTTGGCGGCAAGGGGGGTTGATAGTGATTTCATTACTGATGATTTTGGATTATTATGTACTGATGCTTATATCCCAACTTCTTATCTTATGACTAGTACTGTTAGGGGAAATTATACTGGAATGATTGAAAAATTTGCCCAAGCTAGAAATTATGGAGAAAATTTATCTCTAACTTTTTATGTAGATAGAAACTATAAATCTATAATGCTTTTGGAATCTTGGATTGAATATATTTCTAGTGGTTCTTATACTTCAACAAACTCTTCAATAATAACTCAGCCTGGATATTTTTCTAGAATTCAATATCCTGATGATTATAAAAGCGATAAGAGTTCTATAACAAAATTCGATAAAGATTATAAAAAACTATTGACGTATACTTTTATCGGATTATTTCCTTCGCAAATGGATCCAATTACAGTATCTTATAATGAGTCTCAAATATTAAAAGTGTCAGCAACATTTTCATATGATAGATATATTGTGACGCCTGTTGGATAATTGCCCTATAAATATAAAACAGTTATTGATTTAAATATGCCATTACCTAAAATTGCAACTCCAACTTATGAGTTGACTTTACCATCAACTAAAAAAACAATAAAATTTAGACCTTTTTTAGTTAAAGAAGAAAAAATTCTAATTATTGCTCAAGAGTCCGAAGACCTTAAACAAATTAATAATGCAATCAAAAATGTAATATCTAATTGCATTTTAACTAGGGGAGTTAAAGTTGATAATTTAGCAACTTTTGATATTGAATATTTGTTTTTAAATATTCGTGGAAAATCTGTTGGAGAATCTGTAGAGGTTCTAATTACTTGCCCTGATGATGGAGAAACCAAAGTTCCTGTTGAAATTAATTTAGACGATATTAAGGTAAAAATTGATCCAAAGCATTCTAGAGACATTAAACTAGATGATTCCTTTACACTTAGAATGAAATATCCTTCAATGAATGAATTTATTAAAGATAATTCTATTCAAGATCAAATGGATATTACTCAAACTTTTGATCTCATATCTTCTTGTATTGATACTGTATATAATGAAGATGAATCATGGTCTGCTGCAGAATGTACTAAAAAGGAATTATTGGAATTTTTGGATCAACTTAGTCCAGCTCAATTTAAAGAGGTTGAATTATTTTTTGAAACTATGCCAAAAATATCTCATGAGTTAGTTTTAACAAATCCAAAAACAGGTTTTGAAAATAAAATAACATTAGAAGGGTTATCATCTTTTTTCGGCTAGGAATGTCGCATGAGAGTCTTGCGACATATTATCAAGTAAATTTTGCCCTTGTCCAGCATCATAAATATTCTTTGACAGAGATTGAAAATATGATTCCCTGGGAAAAAGAAGTTTATGTATCATTATTGCAGCAATATATTGAAGAAGAAAATTTAAAAAATAAGAATAGGGCATCATAATAAATGGCACTACCATTATCCTCTATTGCATCGGGAATAAGAAACATTGGTTCCGCATTCAGTAGAACCAATGTTTCTTCGACTGCAATTAGAGGAACGCAGCCACTTACAAGAAATGAGTTTGTTCAACAATCTCAACAATTTGCACAAAATCAGCAAAAAAATCAAGCTGCTATTGGTGGAATTCAGCAACAATTCCAAGGATTGCAGCAACAAATCACAGTTTTGGCAAACGGAATTAATAACGTTGCCAAACTAATACAACAAGATACTACTTCAGAACAACAATTACTTAATAAGCAACAGCAAGAAGAAAAGGTATTTACCACAAGAAAAATAAGACGTGGTAGGGAAAGTGAATTAGAGCAAAGAATTGAGAGTGCCGTAATGGCACCAGTTCAGGCAGCTGCAGCAAAAACTCAAGACATATTTGGAAGAGTTGGAAGGGCTCTCCAAATAATGTTCTTTGGATTTCTTGGTGTCCAAGCATTGAAAATGCTTAAGGCCCTACGAGAGGGTGATGAGAATCTTCTTCAACAGATTAAAGATTTGATATTGAGGAACATTGGGTATGCTTTAGCAGCTTTAGCTGCAGTAAAAATTGGATTGCCTTTAATTGGTCTTGCCTTAAGAACTCTAGTAACAAAAGTTGTTGGATTTTTATTTAAAGGAATTTCCTCCATTTTGAAATCTGCTGTGACAAAAGCGGGCCAATTTATGGGGTCTATTGCAAGTAAAGTCATACCTGGATTAGGTGGAAGTACTAAAGCTGCTGGGGCAGGAACAAAATTAGCTCAAGAAGGGGCAGAAGCTGCTGCAAAGGGTGGGGCAAGAACTGCTGCAGCAGGATTTGGAAAATCTGCAGCAAAAACTGCTGGTAGAGGTATTTTAGGTTCTTTGCCTTTTGTTGGAACTGCATTAGATACCTGGGGTGCTGCTGAAGAATTATCTAAGGGTAACCTCACTGGTGCTGGTTTATATGCAGCCGGTGCTGTAACAAGTTTAATCCCAGGAATGCAATTAGTATCTGGTGGTCTCAGTGTTGCTGCTTTAGGGCAATCTTTAACATATAATCCAGAAGAAGAAAAGAAGAAAAAAGAACAATCTCCTCAGTCACAATCACAGCCACAAAGCACACCAAAATCAACTGCAACATCAACAACGCCAACACCTTCAAGTCCACCAAAAGCTTCAACGCCACCAATAGCAATGCCCACTACCCCGGCATTGCCAAATTTGAATATGCCTAAAATGGGTGAAGAGAAAGAAGAGGAGGGTTCTACTTCACCAAAACCAATTCAGGGTATTATTACCCCAATTGAAGATAAAGATAAAAAGAATAAAAAGACGGAGAATGTTTCTTCATCACCTTCTCCATCAGTGCAGATTAATCAAAATATTCCAGAATCTTCTCCTCAAACATCTATGCTGCCGACAAAATCAGATTTATCTATAAGTCCTTCAGCAAATGGTGCGGTAAAACAAGATCCAGATTATTTAATGGCAGAATCTGAAATGTGGGGTGCGATTGCTGATGGATTAGAAATGGGGTTATCCTATGAAGAATTGGGTATGGATCAGGCACAGATAGATTATGTGGAAGGTAAGACTAAAAACATTCCATATCTTGTAGATCAGATGGGTATTGAATCTGCAGGTCTGATAGAAACGCCTCAAAAAAAATTGCCTCAAATAAAGCCATTGGAAGAGCCATCTCCAAATGTAGTAGTTACTGCACCACAGCCATCAGGTTCCCAACAAGAACCACAAACGCAAATGCCCCAATCTGATATTCCCTTTATACCTTCAGCAAACCCTGATAATTTTTATGTGTTATATTCAAAATTAAACTATAATGTAACGATGTAATATGGCACAAATAACCAGAATCCCAACAAGATCTTTAGATATAAGTGGAATATCGAAATCATTTCAGATTTCGCAAAAAACATTAGCACAAACACAAAAATCTATACAAAATATTAGTCAAGTACTTGTAAATCGTACTAAAGTTAGAAAACAATATTTTTCATCTATTTCCGAATCAAAACGGAAAAGAAATATTAATACACTGAGAAGTGAAAGAGAGTCTGAATTAGAAGCAAAAAAAGTTGTTTTAGGTTCTTTATCTAATGTCACAAATGCAGTTTCTTCTGCTGGTGGAAGTTTACTTGGACGAATATTAAAAGCATTGGCATTTCTTGCGGCTGGATGGCTGTTAAAATATCTTCCTAGATGGATTGGATATGCAAAAGAATTTATAGTGAGGGTAACTAAACTTGGTGAAATTATAAGGAGTTTTGTTGGCAATATTACTGGAATATTTCAATCAACTGGAAGATTATTGGGTGCAGTTAAAGATAATTTATTAAATTTTGATTTATTTGATAGTGAAAAGAAAGTATCTACAACATTTAATGAACTTCGCACAAGTATTGATGGTGTTGGTAAAAATTTTGAAGAAGCAATAAATGTTTTTACTACAGACTTTACTAAGCAAGTTGATGGTGTTGAAGTTGGAACTTATAGTGAAGAGCCAATTCCGCCAGAAGGTGGTTATCAGTCCGCAGGAAGAGGTATATATGCCCCAGGCAAGATACCTGAAAAAGTAAAATCTGATACTGCATTCACCCAAGGTGTAACTGAATTAGCTAAAAAGTATAAAATTCCTGAGGATTATTTGTATGCTGTTATGGGATTTGAAACCGGCGGAACTTATGATCCAGCACAAAAAAATATGGCTGGTTCTGGTGCAACTGGATTAATCCAATTTATGCCAAGTACTGCCAGGGGTTTAGGGACAAGTACAGATCAATTGTCAAAAATGTCAAGGGCAGAGCAATTAAAGTATGTTGACAAATATTTTTCTGGAAAGGGTATAGAAGGTGGTTCTTTAAGTGATGTTTATATGTCGGTTTTATTTCCCGCAGCTGTTGGAAAGCCTGATGATTATGTTTTATTTGGTAAAGGTGCTATGTCCGGATATACTGGAACTGCTTATGAACAAAATAAGGGATTAGATTTAAATAAAGATGGAAGCATCACCAAAGCTGAAGCATCTTCAAAAGTTGCAAAGTATTTGCCAAAAGATTTCGTTGCTCCAGAATCAACATCATCTCAGCAACCTGGGGGAAAAATTACAGCACAGGGAAGTACAACAAATACTAGTAAATTGCTTGCTGGTAATAAAGTTAGTGGATTTGAAGTTACTTCGCCATATGGACCTAGATGGGGTGGGTATCATAAAGGAGTTGATATTGGAACACCTGTAGGAACTTATATATCTTTAGGGGTTCCCGTAGAAATTTTATTTTCTGGATTGCATGGAAGTCCTGGTAAAGGATATGGAAACGTAATTGATGCGTGGGCTCCAAGTCTGGGATTACAATTTAGAATGGCACACTTACAATCTTTAATTGCAAAAAAAGGACAAAAAGTTGCAGCAGGAGAAGTTCTTGGAAGAACTGGTGGTGCTCCAGGAGATCGTGGTGCTGGATCTTCTACAGGACCTCATGTCCACTTTGAAGTTGATAATGTAAAGGGAAGACCTAACTATGGTGGTATGGGTGATCCATCAGCATATGCTAAGTTCTTAGTATTGACTTCAAAAAAACCATCCCCAGAATCTATTTCTCAAGTAACTTCTACCCCCGTTTCTCCACAACCTAAAGCACCATCGTTAACTCCAAAAGCACCATCACCTACAGTTCCACAACCTCAAATATCAGCAACCCCAACCCAACAAAAACAACAGGCAGTAGCCCAACAAATTGCACCTGAAAGAAAGGCACAAGATATTTCTGTTGTTATTCCACCACAACAGCAACAACAAGCACCTCAAGGGGGTGCAGAAGCTCCACCTCAACAACCAGCAGCAGCACCATCCATTGGTGAACTGTTAAATAGATTTATGAAACAAAAACTCCTATTAGATCTTAGTTTCCTATAATGTCAGATAGTAAATCGAAATATGAAATATTAACTATTGAAGCAAATGATCAATCTCAGGTGATTGATCTAAAGCAAGGTGCAGCATCCTTTGATTATTATGAAGACATATTTTCACCAACAATAACTGCAAAATTAAAAGTTATAAATGTTGGAAATGTTGTCGAAAAGGGTGGAAAAAAGCAGTCAATTTATAATGGCCTACCTTTAAGAGGAGGTGAACGGGTTGCATTAAAAATACTCCCAAATAGTGAAACTATCTCTTCATCACTAGATTTTTCTACTCCGGAAAAGTATTTGTATGTTTCTGGAATTACAGATGTCATCTCTGAAACTGGTAGAGAAAGTTTTACTTTAAATTTAACTTCCAGAGAAGCTATCACTAATGAAACTACTAGGGTTTATAAAAAATTTCCCAAAGAAGTTTCTATAGATCAATCTGTAAGAGAAATACTGGAAGAAAATCTTCTCTCAGAGCAAATTAATATTATAGATAGAACTTCAAATCAATATGGATTCATTGGAAATCTTAAGAAGCCTTTCACTATTCTAGTTTGGTTAGCGTCAAAGGGAGTTCCTGATGGCCAAGATGGGACAGCTGGATTTGTTTTTTATCAAACTAAAGAGGGCTTTAATTTTAGATCTTTAGATGCCTTAACACAACAAGAAGCTAAAGCAACATATACTTATTCAGATTCTTCACCATCTTATGATGGAACAACAAAACAGGATAATGATAATAAAATAGTAACTTATTTTGTTGATAAGAATGAAAATTTAATTGAAAAACTTCGTCTTGGGGCATATGCAAGCGTTAGGATGTTTTATAATCCACTTACATTTACTGTTACTTTTCCAGAATCGGGTCAATATAGTGCAGAAGACTATAAAAGAAGTGTCAAAACTTTGGGTGGAAGATTAAAACTTCCAAAAATTACTGCAGATTCAAATGAAACTCTTGGTGACATTCCAACTAGAATCTTTAGTCAAGTTTTGGATGTTGGTACAATAACTCAAGAAGTAACTAAAGACAATAATTCAAATCCTGCAGAATATCAATCACAATCTTTAATGAGATATAATTTACTTTTGACACAGGCTTTAAGTGTTATGATACCTTGTAACTTAGATTTAAATGCTGGTGATATAATTGAGTGTCAGTTTCCTCAAGTTACTGAATCTGTAGATGAAAAGGAATATGATGAAGAAATAAGTGGACTATATATGATAAAAGAGCTTTGTCATCATTTTGATTCTGGGAGTTCATACACTTCATTAAAATTGGTAAGAGATACATTTGGAGGCAGACAAGAATGATTGAAGAATCTTTATTGCGAAGTAATTTTATTGGAAGAGATGGATTTAGGTGGTGGATTGGACAAGTAGCACCTTTTTCAGGAGAAGGTCAAGGTGATCAAAGTAATGGTGGAGGATGGGGAAATAGGACCAAAGTAAGAATTATTGGATATCATCCATTCAATGAAGAAGAATTATCCAATGAAGATTTACCTTGGGCACAAGTTCTACTTCCAACTACTTCTGGTTCTGGTGCTGGAAGTGTTGCAAGCAATGCAAAGCTAAGGCCATCGGATTCAGTATTTGGATTTTTTCTTGATGGTGATAATGCACAGCTTCCAGTAGTAATTGGTGTATTTGGAAGAACTTCTGAAGTTTCTTCAGAAACTTATTCTCTTCCATTTACACCATTTACTGGATACACGGGTAGAATGGAAAAACCAGATCCTTCTACTTTAGTTCCAAATGAATCTAATGAGCAAAGTACACAAACACAAAAATCTCCAAGAGATGCTCCTAAGGAGGTAATTGATAGTTTAAATCAAAACACTGAAAATATAAATGCAAACCTTCCCCCAAATACGCCAAAATTTTGGGCTGAAACTGCATCTTATACTGGAATAGGAAAGAAAGTTGTTTTAGCTAATACATGTGAGGATACATCTATTAGCTCAATTATTGGAACCGTTAATAATTTGTTTGATTCATTAACTGGAGTTAGCTCAGCATTTTTAAATGTTGATCTTGAAATTAGTAGGGCTGTTAGTTCTATACAAGCTGCCGCTAATAGTATTGTTGGAAGTATGTTCACATCTCTCTCCAACACTTTAATTGGATCACTTCATGAGGGACTAGCAAATTTATTTAATGATGTTTCTGCTGGATTTTCTGATGAAGTAACTGGAATTTTAGCTGGAATTGCTGCCCAAGCTGAATTTGTTTCTCCTGTAGCTGAGTTACAAAATGCGATGTTTTGTGGTATTGGTTCTGTTACTAATGGTCTTGGTGATATGATTGAGGAGCTTCTTAAATCTGTTATTGATAATGCACAAAATTTTGTATCTTGTATTGGTACACAATTTGTTGGTTCATTAATTAATAGCATTGCTACTCAGATAGAGGGATTTCTTGGTCCTGTTCTTGGGGGAATTGAAGCTATTTCTGGAGGAGCACTTGATGTTTTTGGTGCAATGACATCTGGAGTATCAGCAATATCCAATATTGCATCGGTTTTTGATTGTGGACAATCAGATGATAAGTGTGGTGGCGTTGTTAAGGAATATACTATTGGAAAGGGTGTAATAGATTCTGTTAATGATGTTGCTGCTATATTAGAGAACGCTAAAATTGCACATGAAATTGGAAATATTGCTGTAGCTATTGGTACTGATATTAATAAAAAACTTGAAGAAATTGGTTTATTAGAAGCTGGTCAAGAATCAGGTCTTCCGGAATGTGATACAACTCTCTCGTTTGACATACCACAAATTCGTATATTTGGTGGTGGAGGAGAAGGTGCAGAAGCTGAAGCAACATTAGGAAATTTTGTTAAAAATGTAGATGGTAGAATTACTGCAAGCGTAATTGGAGTAAACTTAATCAATAAGGGATCTGGATATAAATATCCACCATTTGTCGAGATTGTTGACAACTCAAGAACTGGTATTGGTGCAATTGCAAGAAGTAAAATTAATGTTGAAACTGGAGAAATTGATTTCATCTATATGAATTCTATTGGAGAAAATTATCCAATAGGTGATACTATAATTGATGATGAGAATATACCAATAACAACACCTGGAGGAAGAATACTCAATCCAGATACTTATGACCCATTTGATCTTCCCCCAAGAAGATTGCGAGATTTGAGAGTTGGCATTGGTACTAGTATTGCTGTAGGAATTAGTAGCATTGTTATTGTTGGTCCAGGTATAGGATACTCATTTGGAGATATTGTTGTAGATCCTTTTGATATTCCAATTAATACTGGATTTGGTGATAGTGTTGGCTTTGCTACTGGTCCTAATGGAGGCATATCTCAAGTTATTGCAATATCTGCAGATGGGTCTGGATTGCCGACAGGATCTCCTGTAGTCATAGCAGCACCAGATTATCCTGAATTTAGAATAAGAACAATAACTGGTTTTGGTGCAATATTAAAACCATCAATTGGAATTGTAACTTTTGTAAACAAACTAACACAAATTATCGACTGTATCTAAAATGGCTGAAAGAGCGAATCAAAATTGGGAGTCTAGAAATTTTTGTACATATGGGCCTAATTTTCGTATGGATTTTGGAAATCCTCAAATGGGAATTAGTGGAGAAAATGTATATCAGATGTATGGTGTTACTGATGAAAAAGATCAATGTTTTTTAAGTTTATCAAAATCTGGTCATTATAAAATTCTTAATGATAGAAGTATTGAAATAACCGCAGGTAATAAATCCAAGGAAGAGGGTGTTGACATTGCATTTAATGCAATGAATGGGGGAATTTCTTTGACATGTATGTCTAATGGCTCCATACAACTTAAAGGAAGAAATATAATTATAGATGCTTCTGAAGATGTTGATATTAAAGCAGGAAGAAATCTTTCCCTAACTGCAGGAAGTACTTTAAAATTAAAAGGTATGAAAGTGCAATTAGATGAATCTTCTATGTTGGGAAATATTGTAGATACTGTATTAGGTTCTTTTGGTATGAGAGTTTTTGATGGACTCCCTATTAGTGTAAGTCCATTTAGTAATATTGGAACTGATGTTCTTGGGCAAGTATTTTCTGAAGCTTCTGGTGTTACTGAATTTGCTGGAGAAGCTGTTTCAAATATTGCTGCCCAAGGTGCTGGGGTAGTTAATGCTGCTGCTCCTCAGGCTGTGGCAGAAGTTCCTGTTGCAGGATCTATTGAGGCAGTGACCGCTGCCGAAGATGCTGCTGTTCAACAAGCACTTGGTAATAATGCTTTTGAGCAAGGATTAAATGATCCTACAGCAACATTTGATAACCCAGATTCTGGATTGACATTATTTTAATAACTTAAAATAAATATAAAATATATCTGGTGGGGAGTATATGGCAGAATTAAAAAAATTTATTATAGGTGAAGAAGCCTGGTTTTATAAAAAGTCCAGGTTCTTTAGAGGATTAACTTCCCATGAAGCCATTGAAGGTGATATAAGTTCTTCAGGAATATCAACTTTTAGTGATGTAAAAATTATTGGAAAATTATTAGATAAGTATAATTCATATGGAAATCAATTTGACTCTTTAATTTCTGATGGTCAAGGTGGTTGGTATTGGGATGTTGGGGGAATTAGAGTTTATCGCCAATCAACACCACCAACATCAGCAAGAGTCGGAGACTTTTGGATTGACGATACTGATGGTACGCAATATTTGAATTTTGATGATGGAAATAGTATCCAGTGGGTTGAATTTGGACCAACTCCTAGAGCACAATTACTTAATGGGATTTATGTTGACAGTGAAACTTTAGGTGGTCAGTTGCCAAGTTACTATCTGGATTATAATAATTTTACAAATACGCCAAATATTATAACGGGAACTGGCTCACCTGAAGGTGTTATAGATGCACCAGTTGGTTCAATGTTTTTGAGGTCTGATGGTGATGTTGGAACAACTCTTTATGTTAAAGAAATTGGAACAGGCAATACTGGTTGGTCTGCAAAATAAATAATAAATATAACAATTTTTAAATAAAATGTATATTGAATTTCCATCAAATCCCACTATAGGGCTTACTACTTCTATAGGGGAAAAAATTTGGGTCTACAGTGGGAAAGGGTGGAAACTTCAATTTATTCCAGCTGCACAAGGTACTCAGGGAACTCAAGGACCTTTAAGTAATTTTCAAGGCACTCAAGGTCCACAAGGATTGCAGGGATTGCAAGGTATGCAGGGCCTTGGTTCTCAAGGAACACAAGGAACGCAAGGTCCATTAAGCAATTTTCAAGGAACACAAGGCAATCAAGGAAATCAAGGTGTTCAGGGTCTCCAAGGCATTCAAGGACCTTTAAGTAACTTTCAAGGAACACAAGGCACACAAGGACTTCAAGGCACACAAGGACTTCAAGGTCTTCAGGGACCTTTAAGTAACTTTCAAGGTACTCAAGGTACTCAAGGTGTACAAGGATTTCAAGGTACTCAAGGTACTCAAGGAATTCAAGGTACTCAAGGTACTCAAGGATTACAAGGATCTCAAGGTATACAGGGCATTCAAGGTAACCAAGGATTACAAGGTAATCAAGGCACACAAGGACTACAGGGTATTCAAGGTACTCAAGGACTTCAAGGCAACCAAGGTACTCAAGGTAACCAAGGACTTCAAGGTAATCAAGGTACTCAAGGATTACAAGGACTCCAAGGTACTCAAGGTCTACAAGGACTACAAGGTACACAAGGATTACAAGGCTTACAAGGTACACAAGGATTACAAGGCTTACAAGGAACACAAGGATTACAAGGCCTACAAGGTACACAAGGAATTCAAGGAACTCAAGGAATCCAAGGATTACAAGGCACTCAAGGATTACAAGGCACTCAAGGTCTACAAGGACTCCAAGGTACTCAAGGATTACAAGGTAATCAAGGCAACCAAGGATTACAAGGTAATCAAGGTAACCAAGGATTACAAGGACTCCAAGGTACTCAAGGTACACAAGGATTACAAGGCACTCAAGGTACACAAGGAACCCAAGGTAACCAAGGATTACAAGGCACTCAAGGATTACAAGGCACTCAAGGTCTACAAGGACTCCAAGGTACTCAAGGATTACAAGGTAATCAAGGACTCCAAGGTACTCAAGGTTTACAAGGATTACAAGGACTCCAGGGTACTCAAGGTTTACAAGGATTACAAGGACTCCAAGGTATTCAAGGATTACAAGGACTCCAGGGTACTCAAGGTTTACAAGGATTACAAGGACTCCAAGGTATTCAAGGTCTACAAGGACTCCAGGGTACTCAAGGTTTACAAGGATTACAAGGACTCCAGGGCACTCAAGGTTTACAAGGATTGCAGGGTACTCAAGGTCTGCAAGGATTGCAGGGTACTCAAGGTCTGCAAGGATTGCAGGGACTACAAGGTGTTCAAGGTGCATCCAATTTAGGTTTTTATATTGAAGAAGATACTTCTTTAGAAACAAAATATGTTGGATTTTTATCAGAAACTGTAGGAACTTCTAGAACAGTATATGTAAATTCTTCTGATGATAATTCTTTTGTTTTTATTCCTGGCAATGGTAGAGTTGGAATTGGTACAACAATACCAACTGAAAAATTAAATGTTTCTGGTAATATTGAAGTATCAAATAATGTAAATGCACTTCAATATTTTGGTAATGGTGTAAATTTAACTGGAATAGTTACTCAAATTGTTTCTGGAATTGGAATCAATATTAATGAAACTGAAGTTCCAGGAAAAGGTGTAGTAACAATTGACGCATATAAGCCAGTAGGAAAAACAATTTATGTTTCCCAAAACGGCGATGATAATAATACAGGTTTTTCAGAAAATCATGCTAAAAGAACTATTAAATCTGCAGCTTCAGTTGCAGTATATGGCGATACAGTTAAAGTATTTCCTGGGGTTTATGTTGAAGAAAATCCAATAGTACTTCAAAAAACTGTTTCAGTTGAAGGTACTGAATTGAGAAACTGTGTAATTACACCAAAATATCCAAATATTGATTTGTTTTATGTAAATAATGGATGCCATATTACAGATATTAGCTTTATTGGACCAGAAATGGGTAATGGTGCATCAATAATATCATTGCAACCCTTACTTGGAGTCAATACTGATAGATATTTTGATGCGGCCAGAATGATTAGATATAATTTAGATTATATTGCCCATGAGGCTGTAGGATTTTTAACTAGTGGATTTAGTGGTTTTGCAGGAAATCATAGGCATCAAGATGGTGCAAAATTAATTGATGCAAATTTAGATTTTATTGCTGCAGAGGCTGTCGGATTTATTACCAGTACAGACTATCAAAATCCACCATTCGTTATTGTAAATTCTTCTGGAATAGCTACAGATCCTTCAAATTGTTCTGACGATATTAGAGATATTTTTAAAGCTATATCATACGATTTAAAAGCAAATGGGAATCGTAAATCAGTTGGGGCAGCTCTTTCATATTTCAATGATTCTGGAGCACTTGTTCATATCACTGGAGCGGGGGTTTCTGAAGCAACAATTGCCGCTTTAGACTATGCTGCAGGAATTACTACTTATATTATCAATAAGCAACCAATACCATCTCCATCATATCAAGTTGGTATTGCCCAATCATTTGGAGATCCAAATACTATTATTGATCCAAATGGTTGCATAGTTGTTGGAAATACGATGAAAAGTTTAGCCCAAATTATTACAGATACAATAGGTGCTGGAAATACATCTAACCTTCCTAATATAAATTATGGCGTAATTCTTGAACCAGATGCCTGTGTAAAGGACCTTAAAAATATTTGGAAAGGAATTTGTTTTGATATTACTAGAGGGGGAAATTCTAGATCCGTAAAATCTGGAAAAGCGTATTATGATGAAAATTGGACTCTTATTCCAGAAATATTAAAAAATCCAGATGAAGTAAATCAGACAGTATCAACAATTGAATACTCATTTAATATTGCAAGATCTGTGGTTAATAACTGCACCTGGGGAAGCTATCCCATAGGATTGCCAATTAATGTATCGACTGCAGATTATAATAATGCAATTGGTATAGTAACAATAACTGCGTCAAATCATGGAATAACCAATCAAGATGTTTTATTGGAAGATGCTGCTATTAAAATAGTTGGATTGGAATTTACATGTCCTTCTGGCCCTGGAATAGTTACATATCCAAGTGGAAAATATGGTTATATTTTTCCAGTAAAATCGGTTATTGACACAGATAAAATTGAAGTAATAGTAGGTCAATCGACACTTCCTCACACCTATTATAATGGTGGAACCATACAAAAATATAAAAATATACAATCCAATTTTAGCCAATTAAAAGATTTATCGATACAATTTGATCCAGAAACTAAATTTAATGATTCAATCGAATCATGTGCAGACGTTGTTTCTTCAATAAGAAATTCTGTCGGAATTATAACCACTATTTTATTGAATGGTCAAAACTCAGGAATTATAACAACATACCCTGGCAATAGTGGAATAGGATTTACAAATATAGTTCCAATAGATAATGCAATTTATGATCATATTACTGGAGATACGATTATTACGGCATCAAATTTTCCAGTTAAACTTGGTGATTTAATTGAATTATATGACTTAATTTTTGAGTGTTCTTCTGGATCTACACCTTCAACTCAAATATTCCCTTCCGGAAAGTATGGTTATGAATTTTATGTTAATAAAATTGTCGATGATCAGACCTTTAAAATTAATGTTGGCTCTTCAATATTTCCACATACTTACATTACTGGTGGATATATTGTTAATAGGTCAGTTAAAGTTACATCTGCCACATATGATAATTTAAGTGGAATTGTTACAATTACTGCACCTGGGGCTTATGTAAAACCCGGAGATGATATAGAATTACGTGATTTAGAGTTTTCTTGTCTTAGTGGAGCTGCAACGACAACGTTATATCCCACTGGAAATGCAGGATTTATTTTTAAAGTTGAAAATGTAATTTCCACGGGAAATACCTTCACAACAAATGTGGGGGCATCAACGATTCCTCATGATTATGTAACTGGCGGCTTAGTTTTTCCTTCATATTCTAAAGGTGTGGGACCAATTACACAAGGTCCGTATATTAGAAATTGTACCAATTTTATACCAAAAAGTATTGGAATGAAAGTTGATGGTTTTGATGCAGAACCTGGATATGAAGATGATATTGGTGTTACTGGAACAATGAGTGTGGATTCATATACCCAATACAATCAGGGAGGTATTGGGGTATCTATCACGAATGGTGCGTATTCACAGTTAGTTTCTATTTTTACTATTTGCGATGATATTGCAATCTTCACTGGATCTGGAGGTCAATGTGACTTAACAAACTCCAACTCATCTTTTGGAAACATTGGATTATGGTCAGATGGTGTTGGTGATGAGACAACAAAATCTATATACAGATATACTGGAAAAGTTTTATATGATGCTGAACTTGAGCAAGATACTGTAGTTATTACCGGAATAGGCTCATATAGACCTTATGATGGTCAAGCATTGTACTTTGATAAATTATATTATTTTGTTGATAGAATTGAAGTTATCAATGGTGGAGGAGGATATACCAATGTGCCAGATGTAATATTCAGTGATCCTGAAGGAGAAAATGGCATTCGTGCTGAAGGTAGTGCAAATATTGATCAGTTTGGTAGAGTTACTTCTATAGATGTTATTAATACTGGAACTCAATATTTAAATCCACCATCAATAACTATTAGTGGTGGAAATGGTGTTGGTGCTGCAGCAACTTCTGTAATGTATCCAATTTTTTATTCAATTGAAAGTGCTTCTCTCCCTTCTTCAGGAATATCTACTGTAACTTTACTATCCAATCTAAATAATAACGTTAGCGTTGGTACAACAGTATATTTTACTAGAGTAAGTCTACAAATTACTTCATCACACTCATTTGAATGGGTTGGTGCTGGTGTAAATATTAATACTGCAAAACCGGCTTTAGGCGGAGTAGTAATTCAAGAAAATGAAGTTGTTAGAACTAATGGTGGAATTGTGGTTTATACAAGTACTGACCAAGGAGGAAATTTTAAAATTGGAGATGATGTGACTATTAATCAAGTAACTGGAACTATTAGTGGAAGAGCTTTTAGTCAAAGTTTGTTAAATACAGTAACCCCATTAGTTATAGCACTTGGAAGATAAATGGCAAAAATACCTCTTAATAAATTTAGAACTATTAGATATTCCGTTACTACCGATTCAGTTGGAATATATACATGTCCGATTGGTGTTGCTTCAATTATAATTTTATCTCAAGTTACTAATGTATCTAATGGAATATCTAGTGTGACTGCAATACATTCTAGAGCAACAGAGCCACAAGTTGACTTTAGATTGGCTAAAAATGTACCAATTCCCCCAGAAGATAGTTATACAATAGTTTCTGATGGAAGACTTGCCTTAGAAACTAATGACGTTATAAAAATACAAGCTTCTGAAAATGGTACTTTGGAGCTAGTTTTAAGTGTTTTAGAAAGTGCAAAGCAATAATTAAATAAATGACAAAGTATAATTCTGGCAGAGTAAAAAAATTTCCTCAATCTGGAATAACATCGGATAGATATGATTTTCTTGCTCTAGAGCAAGCTGAACCTGATTTGGGAGATCCTAATGTAGGAGTGTCTTCTATAGGAACAAATCCGTTTACTCCTGGTACTCCAGAAAATCCAGTAAAGGTTCCAGTAGAGCATTATGTATTAATTGCTGCAGATGGGTATGAGGGAAAAAGATTTTGGGTTCCTTCTAGGGATGTTGTAACACAAGGTATCCAAGGTGTTCAAGGTTCACAAGGATTTCAAGGAACGCAAGGTACACAGGGTTTACAAGGAACTCCTGGTCAAGCAACTATCATTATTGGAAGTGTAGAAGATGTTAATGTTTCCGGAAATCCATCACAAACATTAAGCTCTTCTTTTCCTAATGCTGAAACTGGTAATGGTGTTATTGATAGCCTAACAAAAGATCTTTGGATTTATCAAGGAAGTGGTGTATGGGTAAATATTGGAAATATTAGTGGACCTCAAGGTACTCAAGGTTTACAGGGAAGTCAGGGAATTCAAGGTACGCAAGGATTTCAGGGAAATCAGGGAAGTCAAGGGCTACAAGGAAATCAAGGAAATCAGGGCCTTCAAGGAATACAAGGATCTGGATCTCAAGGAGTACAGGGAAACCAGGGTAATCAGGGTGTTCAAGGAATACAAGGACCATTAAGTAATTTTCAAGGAACACAAGGTCTTCAGGGTAGACAAGGTAATCAAGGTCTACAAGGTCGTCAAGGTTCTCAAGGCCGCCAAGGAACTCAAGGATTGCAAGGATTAAGCAATCAGGGGAATCAAGGTCTACAGGGTACACAGGGATTACAAGGTAATCAAGGTACACAAGGTCGTCAAGGTAATCAAGGTAATCAAGGACTCCAAGGTTATCAAGGAAATCAAGGTCTCCAAGGTCGTCAAGGAAATCAAGGATTGCAGGGGTCTCAAGGACTCCAAGGTTATCAAGGAAATCAAGGTCTCCAAGGTCATCAAGGAAATCAAGGATTGCAGGGGTCTCAAGGACTCCAAGGTTATCAAGGAAATCAAGGTCTCCAAGGTCATCAAGGAAATCAAGGTCTACAAGGAACGCAAGGAAATCAAGGTCTAAGTAACCAAGGAAATCAAGGTCTTCAAGGTAGTCAAGGTAGTCAAGGTAATCAAGGATTCCAAGGAACACAAGGTATTCAGGGAAATCAGGGTATTCAGGGAAATCAAGGTATCCAAGGTCGCCAAGGAACACAAGGTATTCAGGGCATTCAAGGTCGCCAAGGAACACAAGGAAATCAAGGTATCCAAGGTCGCCAAGGAACACAAGGAATTCAAGGACTGGGCAATCAAGGAAATCAAGGACTTCAAGGACACCAAGGAAATCAGGGTGTTCAGGGACTAAGTAATCAAGGAAATCAAGGTTTGCAAGGCAGACAAGGTAATCAAGGATTGCAAGGTCGTCAAGGTAATCAAGGAATTCAGGGGATTGCCGGATCTGATGGGGGTGGTTTAACAGTATTTGATACTACTCTCAATAACGATTTTTACGTTGGATTTTTATCAACAACTTCAGGAATTGCAAAAACTGCATATGTCTCATCATCTAGATTAAAATATAATCCATCTACAGGAACCATTAATTTGGTCTCAACTGGAACGGATCCTGTAATAACAATAGATGGTTCTGGGCCAAATTTTATCAGATTTTTGGATAATGGTACGATTACAAATGGACTTGATTTAGTATACAGAACTACACCAAATACTTTAGGTATTGAAAAATCAAGCAATTCTGATATATTTTTTACTGTTGATGCCGACACTGCATCAGGAAGCATTACACTTAGAGGTGGAACTAATAATCCAGATCCCGTAAAAGTTGAACGTGGATCTCCAACTGCGGATCAAGTTTCCATACAATTTTCTGCTTCAAATAGTAGATGGTTTGGAAAAGGAACAGATAATAATCCTTATTGGAGTGAAAATAGTAATATTACTAATGGCAGTAAAATATGGTATGAAGGCAATGATGGTGCCAATTCCGGATTAGATGCTGACTTACTTGATGGTCAACAAGGATCTTATTACTTAGATACAAGTGCAACTGCACAAACTAAGGCTGGAAACTTAACCATAAGTGGCTCATTAGAACTAGATAGCACACTTATTGATAGTGTTGGCAGCCCTGGAAGCAATAATCAGTTATTAAAATCCACTGGCACAGGTGTTGAATGGGTAACAACTGGCTCTGGAAGCTTTTTAGACGCAGATACTCTTGACGGCATTGATTCTCCAAGATTTGTTTATGGTGGAAATTTAACTGCCACTAATCAAGTTACTGATTTTGACGCAATCGCTAAGAGTGGATTTTATGATGGATCTGCCACTGCAACAGGAAATCCTTCAGGAACTGATTGGGCATGGGTAATCCATCACGAACATTCTAATAATAATGGATATGGTTTTCAGTTAGCAGTAGATAATGGAAGTCCTGAATTAATGTGGATTAGGACACAATCAAATAATTCATGGGGAAGTTGGGTAAATTATTTAAATTCATCATCATTATCGCAGACAAAGACTGGAGATTTAAATATTCTTGCCAATTTTAAAGCAAATGCTTATAAAGGAAATCCTTATGATGTAGTTCCTGCTTATAATAATAGTGATTATGAAACCATTTATTGGGACACTACAGAGTCTGCAATTAAATTATATAGTGCAACTGATTCTACTATTGGAATGGCATTCCCAGCATTCCGTGTAAATATTAATGGTGGAGATGCGTTTAGAATCGCAGTACAAATTAGAGCATCTGCAGCCACTGCTAATGGTGTTTACATTCGGGTCTATGAATACGATGGAGCACTACCTGTAGGTAAAACCCATGTATCAAATGATGCAATAAATCCTGTTGTTCAAGAAGATACAAGATTGGGTTCAATTTCTCCCAATTATGAGAATCAGGCAGGTAATACTTCATGGCAAACTATAGAATTTACATATACACCAAACTCTAATGCAACTTGGGCATCTGTAGTTGTTCTTAATTGGAGTGGTCTTGGCATTAATGCACTTTATATAAGAGATTACAAGAGAGAACTTATTCTTTCTGGAAGTAGTGTGGGTGATGCAACTACATTAGATGGGTTAGATTCCACACAATTCTTAAGGTCTGATGTTAATGATACTGGAACTGGTAGTTATTTGTTCAATAGAAACAACCCAGCAATATCAAATACATCTTATGCTCAGGGAAATAGTACTATTGAACTTAGAACATCAGATGCTTCAAATCCAATATTAGGATTCCATAGATCTGGATTTAGTGCATCAGCATTATATCATTCTGGATATGGAGTAAATTCTCTAAGAATTAGAAATGCAGATGGTACTGATGGAAATATCTGGTGGTCTGGATACATGGGAGCCAATTCCGGATTAGATGCTGACTTACTTGATGGTCAACAAGGATCTTATTACTTAGATACAAGTGCAACTGCACAAACTAAGGCTGGAGCACTAACTCTTAGCAATTCATTAAGACTTAATAGTACTCTTCTTGATTCTGATGGTGATGCTGGAACTTCTGGGCAAATTTTAAGTTCTACAAACACTGGAGTTAATTGGATAGATCCTCCAGCAGCTGCTACATTTAATGTTAGTAATTCAGTAACCAATTCTCTTTATTATCCTGTATTTGTTTCCGGAACTGGAGCACAAACTCCATTAATAAGAACTACTACAGTTCCTTTCACATATAATCCTGCCTTAGGACAACTCAAAACCCCTGGAAATCTTGTTGCCGGTTCTGGAAGTGGTTCTATCGCTCTTACTGTTAATGATGGTTATGGTAATGCAAACCTAACATTTAACCACGAATCTGGAATTCCAGATGTTACTGGTTCTTCTGCTAGAATTGAAACTAGTGTCGATTTAGCTACTGCATCATTCAGTTTTGAATTGGGTGATAGTACAACATCGGGTGTAGCAGTAGGATTATCTCAGATAATGTATATGACAACTGGGGCAATTCAAACACAAGTTCCATTAGAACTCAATAGTACTCTTGTTGATATTAATAATAGTGCTGGAACTTCTGGGCAAATTTTAAGCTCTACTGGTACTGGTGTTGATTGGATTGATACAAATACCATCTCTTTTGGTGATGCCGATACTTGGGATGGGGCACAGAAAAGTACTTTTGTTCCAAGTATTCGTTCAAATCATAATATTACTGGTGGGGGAATTATAACTTTTGCTGTTGGTGCTTATTTAAAAAATAGTACAAGATTTATCGTAATGTCAAATGGTAGAGGTAGTGATTTTGCACTTAACGGATATTTTGACATTAATATTCCACTTTCTGGATTAATTACTGGACTTGGTGGTGCAGTATCTAGGTCTGCTGATTCAAATGGAATTTATATTAATCCTTGGGAGGCACTATATTACATATTGCCCATCGGAGGTTCTAATGTTTCAGTTGCCAATAATTTTAGAATTGTTAGTTATACGTCAGATATTGAAATTCCTGAAGATTGGGTATTAATTGCAATTAGAAATGGAGATCCTGGACAGAAAACTTGGGTAATTGGAAAATATGCATTAGAGCCAGGAGAATCAATTGATACTACAATATATGACTCCATATATTCCATAAATTCAAATCTTCTTGATAATTTAGATTCAACACAGTTCTTAAGGTCTGATGCTAATGATACTGCTTCTGGGGCATTAACATTCAGTAGTGGTTTGTTAATTTCTAATGGTCCAGGAACTATTAGTGGTGCAACATTTGATAATGGTTGGTTGAGAATAGGATCTTCATCTTCAGGATGGACATTTGATAATAATGAACTTTATGTTGCTGGAGATGGTATTATTGGCACATTGTCAGGAGCTACCCTAACATTTAATGCAATACCAGCATTTGTTGGTGGTACTTCTGGTTCTACATCACCATTTACGGTTGATAGTAATACTTTAGTAACTAATTTGAATGCTGACCTACTTGACGGTCTTCAAAGTGCAAGTTTCTTAAGGTCTGATGTTAATGATACTGGAACTGGTAGTTATTTGTTCAATAGAAACAATCCGACAATATCAAATTTATCTTATGGTCAGGGAAATAATCATATAGAACTTAGAACATCAGATGCTTCAAATCCAATATTAGGATTCCATAGATCTGGATTTAGTGCAGTTGCATTATATCATTCTGGATATTCAAATAATTTATTGAGAGTGAGGGGAGCAGATGGATTGGATGGTGAAGTATTTTGGGGAGGTACAAATTATTGGCAAAAAAGTAGAGAAGGTCAAAATAGAATTTTTTATGCCGCAAATGGAAGATCTTACTATGGGTCTGGAGCTGGTCATGAATGGAGGAGTAGTAATGATGCCAATATAATGGAACTTAATAATGCTGGCCGACTTACAATACCAGATGTCATTAGACCGAGAGGGTATATATGCAAACAAGGTACTAATGGAAATGTATATGGAAATGTATTCAATAATTGGTGGACTGGTAGTGCTGCAATTTATTATATTGACGTTACATCATGGGGATGGCAATCAGTACCTTCCGACTATAGAATTAAGAGAAATGTTCGGAATCTTTCAGAAACTGATGTATTGCAAAGACTTATATCACTTAGACCAGTTGAATACAACCCTGCAAAATATGCTATATTTGAGGAAAGTGATGAAGAAAAAATAGGATTTATTGCACATGAGGTTCAAGAATTATTTCCAAAAGCAGTTGAAAATGAAAAAGATGTTGGAGATGATCAAATACAATCAATTAAACAAGATGCATTGATCATGTATATTGTAAAGGCAATTCAGGAGCAACAAAAGATGATTCAATCACTGAGAGATGAAATTGAATTACTCAAGATGCGTTGATATAAATAAAAATGAAAAATTTATAATTCTATACAATAATTATTAGATATGGAAAAGCAAAAAAAACATCTTGAGAATGTTATTTCTCAACAAAAATCTTTAATTTCAGAGATTGAAGAACTTAATAAGGAAATGACTTTAAAAAGAGAGAATGCAATCAAATTGCAAGGAATTATTGAATATTTGAATACTATTATTAAAGAAGAGGAAGAATCAAAAGAAAAATCTATAGAAAATCAGTAGAAACCCCTTGACAGAAGTTATTTTAGATGCTACTCTATGAATCCCTACCAAATCAAGTATAGTATGTTTCTTAAAGAACCAGTGAAGACAACTCCACAAAATGTTCAAGAGGCAAATGAATCTTTGTTTTATTGTAAAATGACTCTTCCTGCTGCAGCAGAACACTGTGGAATGACTCAGAAAGAAATGAAGATGACCTTTACTGAGTATCTAAAATATAATCCAGCAAATTATGGAATTAATCAAGGCGATAGCACACTGGACATCTAATCATACATATATTATGGTAGTTTTGGGGGGATTTATCACTGCCCCCATCACTTACTTTATGATTGATAGTATGACTCATCCAGAAAGATATAATCACAAATAGTACTTGACAATCATAGCAAGACCTACTATGATTCTTAAGTCACAATGCTGGTGTAGCCCAATTGGCAGGAGGCAGCAGACTCAAAATCTGAACAGTGTCGGTTCAAATCCGACCACCAGTATTAAAATAAATATAAGAAGTATAGAGATTTCTTATGAAATACAAAATCACACAAGCATATTGTTGGTATAACAAAGGCACTATGCTTGTGAGAATGTATTTCATAAACAATATTCCATTTACTTTTGATGATCTTCCAGACGAATGTAAGAATGATTTGGAAATCATCAAAAAGGCAGACGAACAAATTAGATGGGAACCAGAAGATCTATATAAAAAATCCTTTTATCTTATAGATGAAGAAATTCATCCTTGCTTGTTTGAAGTTGAACTAGAAAATCCTGAGGATATGCCAATGGATGACGAAGAATTTGTCTGATAAATAAAAGAAGACAAATTATTAAGAAGTCATAATACCATGCCTCTGAATAAATTAGACAATTTTATAAAGAATACAGAGGGTCGTATTCTTTATGTTAATCCTAGCGACCTTGATGCGTCAGATTCTATAGATAATCAAGGTAATTCACTTGCTCGCCCGTTTAAAACGATTCAGAGGGCAATCATTGAAGCGGCAAGATTTTCATATGTGAGAGGAAATAATAACGATTTAATCGAAAAAACTACTATTCTTTTATTTCCTGGAGAACATGTTATTGATAACAGACCCGGATGGGCAATTTATGACAATAATGGTGTTGCATATGCTGTTCCTCCTAGTGGTGGTACTGGTGTTCCAGCACAATCTGCTTTATCGTTAAATTTAAATTCAAACTTTGATTTGACACAAGAAGATAATATCTTATATAAATTTAATAGTGTCTATGGTGGAGTTCCTTTACCAAGAGGAATATCTTTAGTTGGTTTAGATTTAAGAAAGACTAAAATAAGACCAAAGTATGTTCCAAATCCAACAGATAGTTCTGTAAAAAAATCAGCAATCTTTAGATTAACCGGAACATGCTATATTTGGCAATTGTCATTTTTTGATGGAGATGAAATTGGAACTGTTTATACAGATCCTAGAAATTTCTCAGAAGAAAGAAAATCTACACCATTATTCAGCCATCATAAATTGAGATGTTTTGAATATACAGATGGTGTGAATGATGTAATTTTGGGATCTTCATTTTATGGGTTGACAGATCTTGATATGTATTATAGCAAATTATCAAATGCTTTCAATACATATCGTGAAATTGTTGAAATTGATAGATATCCAGAAAATCCTGATGGATTCTCAAAAAGAACTCCAGAATGGGAAATTGTTGGTGCATTTGCTACAGATCCAATTGATATTACAAATATTATTTCCGGAAATGGAACTACAGCATCATCTAGAATTACTGTAACCACAAATAGACCCCATGAATTGAACGTTGGAACCCCAATTAAAATTCGTGGGGTTTCTACATTAAATTATAATATTTCAACTAAAGTTCAAGAAGTTTTAGATGAAAATACTTTCACATATCTATTACCATCATTCCCAATAAATTTAAATGCAAATCCAAGTACTTCTGGGGCAACAGTTATTGTTGAAACAGATACTGTAACTGGTGCATCACCATACGTTTTCAACTGCTCATTACGTTCCGTCTGGGGAATGAATGGAATGTTTGCAGATGGTTCAAAGGCATCTGGCTTTAAGAGTATGGTTGTCGCCCAGTTTACTGGAGTATCATTACAAAAAGATGATAGGGCATTTGTGAAGTATGATCCTGTATCAAGAACTTATAATGGCGTTCCAGTAACACCTGTTTATGGTTCAGATTTACCTTTAGGTGCCTCCCAAACAAATCCAAACAGAATTTATCACTTAGATTCTGATGCAGTATATAGAACAGGTTGGGATTCTAGCCATATAAAAATAGCAAACGACGCATTTATTCAGGTTGTATCGGTATTTGCTATTGGATTTACAAAACATTTTGATGCAGAGTCTGGTGGAGATTTTAGCATTACAAACTCAAACTCAAACTTCGGTCAAATTGCATTAAGTTCTTCAGGATTCAGAAAAGAAGCTTTTGAAAAGGATAACAAGGGTTATATAACTTCAATTATTCCACCTAAAGCTATTGATACATCAATAGAAGAAAATATTCCATGGCTTCCTTTAGATGTTTCTTTAACTTTGTCAGTAGGAAATAGTGCTAGATTATACTTAGCTGGATTTACATCTAGGGAAGATTCTGCATCAGAAATTGTTCAAGGATATAGAATTGGTGCTAGACAAAATGATGCATTGTTTGTAAATATCAATGCTACTCCATACTCTGCTAATATATTAATGTCCGGAGGAGGCTCTGCTTCATCCAAAAAAGAATATTCTGTAGTAGGTAGCCCATCAAATAATATTTTTGATATTGGAACTCATAATTTATCTACCGGAGAAAAAGTAATTATCAGAAGTGATATTGGAGATCTTCCTGAGGGGTTATTTCCGGAGACAGTATATTATGTAATTCAAGATGCAATTCCAACAAGAATTAAACTAGCATCTACATTGAGAAATTCTCAAATTGGTGATGAAATTAACGTTTATGGTGGATCTAATTTAAAAATTCTAAGTAGAGTATCTGAAAAAGCTTCTGGAGAAATTGGCTCTCCAATACAGTATGATGATGCCAATCAAAATTGGTATATAAACGTAAGTAGTAATAATTTAATTTATTCAACTTTCCAAAGTCTTGGTGTAGCTGGAATTGGAGAATCCACTAATTTGACATATATTAAAAGAGTTAGTGACGAAAGAAGTATTGATGAAAAGATTTATAAATTGCGTATTGTAATTCCTAAGGAAGCAACTAATGCAAAAGATCCTGAAGCTGGTTTCATTATTCAAGAATCTAGTTCTACAGGTTTGCGTAATGATAATGATTTTACAATAACACAAATAACAGCAAATGATCATGATTATAAGAGAAATCCTAGATATATAAGCACTTGTACTTTTGACTCTCAAACAAATCTAGTTACAGTATTATCAGAAAAACCCCATAATCTTAATACTGGTGATATTATAATAATAAAAGGAGTTAGAAGTACTACAAATGTTGTTGGAATTGAAAACTTAGGTTATAATGGAACATTTAGAGTATCAAATATTGTTGACGATTTAATCTTTAGGTATAATGCCATAGATGTAAATGATATTAGTCATAATGTTGGCAATTACACAAATAATATAAATGTACGTCAAGTTAACTCATTGGGGAGATTTGAAAAGCAAGATAATAAAACGAATATTTACATATATCGAAATGAAGTTGCATCAAAATATAATGAAAATATTCAAGATGGAATTTATTATGTTTATGCATTAAATGCCAGCAATTCTATTTCACAAGAATTTACAAGTTTAAATTTCTCACAAAGTCCTGTAAATCTCTATCCCCAATTAGACAGGGATAATGTTGACGATAATCCATTACCAGCAACAACTTATGCTAAGAGATTTCCTATTGGTGATGTTGAAACTAATGATCTCAAAAAAAGTATTACAAGAGAAACTGCAAATAAATTCTTATTATCATCTGGAATAGGACTTAAAATTTCTTCAATTACCTCTCCAACATCAACTACCCCAATAATTACTTTCAATCGTCCACATGGATTTGGTAGGATAATTAGTGGAACTGTATCAAATGGTGGTTCAGGTTATGTAGTAGGAACACATTATAATGTAAAATTATTGATTGGCGGAACAGATCCTAATTTAAATACTTGGAATGGTGCATTAGCTACAGTAACAGTAAACTCTAGTGGTGTTGTTACGAATGTAATTGTTACTAATGGGGGTTATCATTATGCTCCAGGTTCTTTATATTTTGATTTTACTAGAATTGGAACTGGCAATAACGCTGCAAGATTTACAATAACATCCGATACTATTTCTAATAATCTAGGAGATGTTATTCAATTTACAGGTTCAAGCACAGAAAATGATACTTACCATAGAATTTTATCTATTGTTTCTCCTACATCAATTACAATTGCTAGAAATACAAGCGATCCAATAATTACAACTTCTCATTATGCATTTTTAGTTGGTCCATCTACACAAATAGTTGATTCATCATTTAATGGAACAACTTTAAATCAAACTATTAATTGCACTTCCCCACATGGTCTTTTAGTTGGGAATAGAGTAAGAATTATTGACCAAGCAAGTGATAATTATGCAAATATGGGAGATTACTTGGTAGTATCTGTTCAAGATGCTGACACATTTACAATCAAAACTTTTGGTTCATTTATTGGTGAAATTGCAAACGGATATGTATTAAAACATGGATTGTCTTCTAATAATTCCTCACTAGATTCAAGTGAAGAAAATTTTGGAGTGAGAAACACTGTATTTTATGATAGAGAAGTTGCAAGATTAAATACTGCAATTTTATCTAATTCAACCACTTCTATATCTGTTAGCCTTTTTGGTACAAATTTATCACTATCTAGAAGATTTCCTATAGGTTCATATATTCAAATTGATAATGAAATAATGAGAATTACCAGTAATCCTAGCGATACGGAATTTACAGTTATTCGTGGTGCTTTGGGAACTAGACCTAGTAATCATTTGATAAATTCTTTAATTAAGAAAATTAAACCATTCCCAGTAGAATTTAGAAGACCTTCTATTCTTCGTGCATCTGGCCATACATTTGAATATCTTGGTTATGGTCCAGGAAACTATTCAACTGCATTACCTCAGGTACAAATTAAAACTTTAACAGATAGGGAATCTTTCTTATCACAAGCACAGGAAAGAAGTTGTGGTGTTGTTGTATATAATGGCATTAATAATAGTGGTGATGTTTTTGCAGGAAATACAAAGACATTAGCATCTAGTGGAGAAGTTGTATCATACGATATACCACAACCAACAGTTACTGGACAAGATGCTTCGGCACTGACTGTTGTATTCGATGAAGTTACAATCAAACAAAAATTGCTTGTTGAGGGTGGAACTTCTGGAACTATTTTATCCCAGTTTGATGGTCCTGTAACGTTTAATAATGATATTAGAGTTAAAGGAAACTTTAATTTGGAAGGAAATTTTGGAGTAAGATCTAATCAATCAATTACCTTTGAAGCCAATTCAAATGTTGATGGGGATCTTACAATATCCGAAACACTTACAGTTACAGGAACTTCAAAATTAACTGGTGAAGTGACTGTCGATACTGGAATAGTTCCAGATATTGATGAAGGTGCATATCTAGGATCTTCCGCAAAACCATTTAGTGAAGCCCACATTGGTGAAATTGCGATTGCTTCAGGCACAACCGACGAAGATGATAGAACAATTTCTGCAGTAACTGGAGATTTAAGATTAACTGCAAGTACCCAAATTGAACTTTTAAAAGATACTAATGTTACTGGCAATTTAGTAGTAAGTGGTGATATATCGTCACCTTCCGGAAATTTAACTATTCCTGGTACGATTACTGCAGGAAAATTAAATGTTCCAAATATTTCTCCTGTTGGAAGTATTATGATGTGGCCTGGGGATATTGGAAGTCTTCCTCCAGAATGGAAGCTTTGTAATGGGCAAATACTTACAGTAGGAACTACATATACTGAGATAAGAGATGTTCTTGGAAATCGTTATGGTGGAGATGGTACAACCACAATAGGTCTCCCTGACCTAAGAAATTATTTTATATTGGGTGCAGGAAATAATTACGCAATCAGCGATTCTGGTGGATCTGCAACAGTAACTTTAAGTAGTACTGAAATTCCAAGACATACTCATGGATTTACACTCGATCCAAACGGAAGTCATAATCATGATCCAAATCCAACAACAGCTCCAGGACAAACTGGTGCTGCTGGAGGACACAATCATGGACCTACACAAACACCAAATCAAACTGCTGCTGCCGGTGGTCATAATCATAGTCCACAAAATAATGGAACTGTTGGTTCTGTTGGAAATCATAATCATGCTCCAAATCCAATAGCAGCTCCAGGACAAACTGGTAGTGATGGTGGGCATATTCATACTATGGGATCAAGTGGTAATCATACTCATGCCTATACAACTTATCAAACTAACTCATATCGAACAGGAAACAATACTGCCCTTGATAGGTCTAATACAACAACAGGAAATACTCAGCCTGCTGGAGATCATACTCATACAATAAATCAAAATGGAGCACATAGACATGTACTTGCTGACGCTGGAGCACATACACATACAATAGCTGCTGTAGGAGATCACTCCCATGTATTAACTCCAGCAGATAATCATAGACATGATTTAGCAACTGCTGGAGATCATAGTCATTCATTAGTAATAGATACTGCTTTTGGAACTGCTACAGGTGTAACAGCAGCACACGAAAATATGCCACCATATATTGCACTCTATTACATCATTCGCGTTCTTTGATATTCTAAATACTTAAAAATCTCATAGCTAATGGCAAGTATAAGGAAGTCATTTAACTTTAGGAATGGTGTACAAGTTGATAATGATAATTTTATCGTTAATGCAAATGGTTTGGTTGGAATTGGCACTTCAATTCCAACTGAAGTTCTTGATGTTTATGGTGGAAATATTAAATGTGATCAAAATATTTACTGCGAAGATTTAAACTCTTCAAATTTAAATACATCTGGTTTGGGAACAATCAATAATTTATTAATTGATTCGTATATTAATGTTGGTATCATCTCAATCACATCTGGAATAATAACTGCTAGTAGTGGTGTTGTTACTTATTATGGTGATGGTGGGAGGTTATTAAATCTACCAACATCTCAGTGGTTAGATGTTGATGTTGGTTTGGGATTTACAAGCATCTATGCCCAAGGATTTGTTGGAATAGCCACAACAAATCCACTTCATTTATTACAAATAGGTGGAACATATTTATTAGAGTCAAATCCAGAATCCCTAATAAACGGTATAGGAATAAACAGCACTGGTGATATACTAGCTACGGGTATAGTTACAGCAGGAAAATTCGTTGGAATTGGTTCTTTAATTACTCAGATTGATGCCACAAATATTACTATTGGAACTTTAGATACAAATATATTACCCACACAAATAGAAACAAATAATATTAATTTATCTGGTGTTATAACCGCAAGTGAATTTAAAGGTGGTTTATTTGAAGGATCTATATTCAAAGGTGATTTAGTTGGAGTGGCAGATACTGCCAATGATTTAACGTCAACATCAAATATTACCATAGAAGGACTGAGTGTAGGTGTTTCCACTGTAAGAACATCCTTAAATGTTCAAGATAGTATTGGGATTGGCACTAATCAGACGAATGCAGATTTACATATAGTAAAACCAACTTCTTCTACACTAAGATTAACTGGAAGTAGTAGCAATTCTTCTATAATTTTTGGTAGAAATAAAGTAACTCAAGATGAAAATGCCGAATTAAGATTTGGAAATAACAATCCCAATTATCCAAATAGCAGTTCACAATCTTTAGATATAATTAATTATGATAATGGAAACATTAATTATTATAATAATGTTTCTGGTGGAACTGGCAATTTTAATTGGATTCGTGGATTGAATAATGTCTACATGACATTAACTTCTGATGGAAATCTTGGCATTGGAAAAACAAATCCATTAAATTCCTTAGAAGTTGTAGGTACAACATCAATAACTTCAGATTTATATGTTGGGGGAAGTCTTGATGTTGATGGTGATGTTACATTTACTGGATTTTTAAATGTAGGAACTGATATTATAATTCCAGGATCTGTAAATGCCGGATCTATTGGTGTTGCAACAAATTCTGTAACATACGATTTACAAATTGGTGGAAGTCCATTTATCAATAATGGTGGGGCTGCAATCACTAGTGATGGAAATATTTTTCTTAATAAAGATATTATATTAAGACATGTAAATTCTTCTGGAGTAGTTACATGCTCATCAATCGATGCAATCTCAACAATTGAGGCTGGTGGTAGTGTAACAGCAAATAGCTTTATAGGGGATGGTAGCTCTCTTACAAGTCTGAATGCGGATAATATTTTATCTGGAACTTTAATTAACTCACTATTCCCCGCAGATATTACATTATCTGGAAATTTTTCAGCATCTTTAATTACAGGATTAAATTTTAACACACCTGGAGAAATATCTGCAGCATCTGCAATTATTTCAGGAATTGTTACTGCAAATTCATTTGAGGGACAATCTATAACACTTAGTTCAACATTTACTGGTGTTGGTGGAACATTTACTAATATTTTATATGGAGTAAGTTTATCATTAACTGGGGATATAAATTGCCAAAATGTAACAGGAAATCAAGCTGATTTTAATCAAATTAATACAGGAACATTTAATGTGACTGGTGGAACATCGTTTACCGATATTTCAGTTGCCAATTTAGCCTCTAATAATTTGAGTGTTAGTGGAATTGCTACAATTTCTAATTTAGACATAGTTGGAAATTTAAATGTTGATTTTGGCAATTTTGTTAGTGTTTCTGCACAATCCCTTACGATACCTTCAGGGGCAGATGGGGATGTATTTAACCCAACTGGTACAATTCCACTTACAATATATTTTAATACAACTAATTTTGAATTAAGCTTTGTTGTTGATGATCCAGTTGCTGGTATTAAGAGTACGACTCTCAGTTTAGCATAAGTGCCCCACTTGACACAACCCCCATAATGTTGCTAGAATCTGCTTTGTCAGGGTTGGATGAGAAATAATAATTAATATATAAGAACCACTTTAATAACTGGCACAAGACCCCCTTGCAGGATCCCTGTGAGGGGGTTATTATTCGTACATACGAAATTTGACCATGTTTCAGCTTCGCCCCCACCAACAGAAAGCCCTTGAAGCCCTCCTACAGAACCGTAAGGGTATCTGCGTATTCCCTACTGGTGCTGGCAAAACTAATATTGGCATCTTCGATGCTTTGAGGGTTTTTAAGTCTTCTACCCCCAAAACTATTGTAGTTGTTGCTCCTCGCATTCTTCTTGCTGAGCAACTTTCTTCAGAGTACCTTGAATTTATCACTGAGGCTCATGTTATGCATGTGCATAGTGGTGAGACTAGTCATTTTCGCACTATGAGTCCCAATACTATTAGTGCATGGGTAAACATGCTTCCTGGTCATAAAATTATTTTCACGACGTATCATTCACTTCGTCGTCTAATGGAGTCTAAAATCCCCGTGGACACCATTTATTTTGATGAGGCACACAATAGTGTTCAGCGTCGTTTCTTCCCTGCTGTAGAGCATTTTAGTGTAGAATCCGGGCGTTGTTACTTCTTTACTGCAACCCCCAAGCACTCTACTGTGAACGGAAAGCCTGGTATGAATGATGTAGATGTTTATGGTCGCATCATTGCTACTGCTTCTGCTGTCGATCTTGTCAACAATGGCTACATCATTCCTCCTAAAGTTTCTGTAAAAGAACTTTCACTATCTTCTGAGTATGGCAGTGTTGCGGAAAGGGATTGTGCAAACCTTCTTCAAATTCTCAATGAGAATTCTGTAAACAAAGTTCTCATTTGCGGAAAGTCTTCTGCGGACATTAATGGTCTTCTTTCTGAAAGTAATTTCTGCAGTGAGGTTTATAATCTTGGGTATTCTGTAATGCACATTACTTCTAAGTATGGTGCTATTATTGATGGTCGTAAAGTTGATCGTGAAGTATTCTTTTCTACTCTGAATGCCTGGGGTAAGGATCCAAGTAAAAAGTTTATTGTTCTCCATTTCAGTATCCTTGCTGAGGGAATTAATATCTCTTCTCTTGAAGCCGTAGTGTTTATGCGGAATATGGATGTTGTTGGTATCGGTCAAACTATTGGTCGGACTCTTCGTCTTCATCCTGATGATGCTGAAGGTATTCGTAATGGAAGTATTACTCCTGGCAAACTTGAAGAATATACTAAGTCCTTTGGCCTTGTGGTGGTTCCAGTATTTTCTAAGGCAACTGCTACAGCTGCGAACAAGATCCAGGGTGTAGTAGATATTGTGTTCAACAAAGGAGAAATCGCAGTGAGCACCATCACCCGCTGAGGCGGGTCTTGGTCTCACTGAGATCCCAGTCGGGCACTATGGGCAAAACTAAAATTTCTGCAGAATCTGCTTCCAACACCCTTAGACACCATCAGTCCACCAAAACTTCTAAAAGATCAGTTTTTATAGTTTTGGTGGACTCAATTATTTTTATCGGCATCTTCGTAATCTGCATCCTATGACCACATCAAAAACTGTCACAACCTTCTATTGACTTTTTTCCCCTTCTACTCTATACTATATAAGTAACCAAAGGAGATTAATCATGGCTTCTCTCATGTGGGATGTTAAGTTTATTATCAACGGATCTCTTTATGAAACTAAGGTTCCGGCGTTTTCATGGAAAAGTGCTGAAGACGTGGTTAAGGCCCAACATCCAGAATGTAGAGTTAGTTCAGCTAAGCCATGTCGATCATAATCCCAGAAAATTGTACAATCCTTAACCCAGTCTGTTATTGGCCTGGCTTTTTTACAAAAGACCTAGAGTGGGCGGTTGTTCCATATGGAAGCCGCTTTATGCTAATCCACAAAGGTCAGCAAGTCCAAATTGCCAACACAATAAGTAGTGCAGTCAATCATGTTGAAAAGTATCTAAAAGAACAAAAAAAGAACAAAAGCTCTGCTACTCTTAATCAATACATATGAATCGTTTTATCCCACTAGTTTTGGTTTTTTTCACTACACCTGTCTTTGCAGAATCTATGCTTATTAGAATTAATCCAAATAGGATGTGTGCAGCTATTGTAGGCATTCCCTATGCTTCTGATAATTTTTCTAATGAAGAATGGGAAAAATTTAAAGAATGTGTAAATTATTTTTATCAATACAAAGATATTGAATGACTGAAAATTTTACTCAAACCTGTCACAAACCATACGATAGGCATAGTTATACTGTAAATCTGAAAAATGGAAAATCTATCAATTTTGATGACTTTGAATCTGCCAGAGAGTATTGGTGGTCTTTTAGAGAAATTCCCAATTACCTTGATTTTATTGTTGTTAATGATAGAAAAAATATTAGACAGAAAGGTGGAAAAGGATTTGCATAATAAATAGCAAAAAGGAGAATCTAAATGAATACCTTTCAGTCAATATTTCTCATTGTATTTGGTGTTGTTGCCTATATGATGATTGTAGATAAGAACGTTGGAGAATATCTAACTCTTATCTTCAAAATAATAAAGATTAAGACTAAAAGGTTCATTTGGATGATTCGATTTAACCCACGCAATCCAATTATAAATTTGATTAAGAAGTGGGAATATGAAAAACTTGCAAAGGAACTTGAGAAAGAATTTGGAGAATCTTGAAAAAATATAAGACTACTGCTTGGAGAATCATCGCCAAGTCTCTTGGAGAAAAGTCTGGAAAAACTGATAGTGAGGCGGATAAAATTGCTGTTATCCGCCTTTTAATCATGCTACAGCTAATTGTGACAAATGGATTTATTATTGCAAATTCTATAAGACACTGGAACGATATTGACTATGCAACTACTCAAACGAAAGTGGAATGTTCAAGAACTGAATAGAACTCTTATCGCAAGACTGATAGGGGAGTTGGAAGGTGTATCATATTTACTTGACTGCTTAGACGAAGAGGACTATAATACGGTTAGAGACCTGCTCTCTAAATACTATGATTATTATTTTTCTTTGCCTATAAATGAATGAACTACCAACCATATTCGCCTGAGTGGCATCGCAAAAGGTATCTTAAAGATGCATTAGATTCTTATCTTGATAATTATGTTGATAATGAAGTAATTCTAAATGATATTTTGGATATTCTTTATGAAAGATCAGAGTGCTCTTATAATGATTTCAGTCGCACATTAGACCTTGAAAGTCGCATACACGCAAATAAATAGTACATATCTGGAGACACAAATGCTTTCCACACAATATCGTATAAGAATGCAAAGAATTTGCGAAGCAATTGAGTTGGGGGAACCTGTTCAACTTCATGAAATGATATGGGCAGAGAAACTTGCAAAAGCAAATGGACATGCCCGTACTATGCTGAATCAAGCAAGAAGAAAGGCACAAAATCCAGATATGGACCAAGATGGTTTGGACGGATTCCTAAATGGCCTTGATTTAGGTGACCCAGACCCAAGCAATCATCGCACAGGATTTAGTAGTGCCGATGAAATTGCTGATTGGTTTACAAGAGATGATACTGATACTGATGAATGGAGGAGACGTGACTGAAAAAAATGTAAAGAAATGGTCAAAATGACTTCAGACTGGATTGAACTTGCTTCACACGAACTTTACTTATTTGTAAGTTTTATGTGTGGTCTTTTACTTGGTTATCTTGTTGGTAGAAGAGATGATTCTGAGATGTAAAATGATGACCGAAAAAGACAAAATTTTCCATAATATATGGTGCTGTGCTTATCAACGAGCATATGAATACAAAAACACTCCTAGAGGAAATAGAGAGTGGGAAACGGTAAAAATGTGTATTAAACATGCAAAGTGGTGGAAGTACGAAGAAGACCGTAGGACAGTTCTCAATCCGTCACATGCAGTTGACTTTTCAATCAGTTCACCCCTATACTAAACCAGTTATTTAATCATTATGTACAAAGCAACCGTAAAACTTCAGTTCGACTCCAAGTGGGAATCTAATCATTACAGTAGTGGTTATGAGGATGGTTTACTTCCAGAAGAACATATTGTAATGGAAGTTCCTGCCCATGACCTAAACACAAAGCAACTTTTCAATCTATTTGAAAAGTTTCTTTTGTCTATGGGACATACAGAAAAAGGTATTTGTGAAGGTGCTCTTTACCTTTCCGTTAATGAAGTAAGGTCAAATGAACTTGTGAGAGAACTCTGTAGGGAATTTGACCTCACGATGAATGAGGATATGGGAGATCTTGATGAATGGAAGAATCGTGCTAAAAAGTATGAGGACCTCTATTGGAATCTTCATAAGAAAGTAAAAGAACAAGAAGCAATTATTTCCCGTCTTCAGAATCCAGACAACCCCCAATACACTGAAGAAGAAATGGATGTAATGTTGACTCCTTGGGGACATAGTGATATGGAAGCACTTCGTTACAGCCAAGAAGAACTGAATGAGATCTGTATGAAACAAGAACCCGAAAAAACAGGTCCAAAGTGGTGGGAGAAACAAATCTCTCAAAAATGATTATATCCAATAAATAAGTAATAACTGAGGTCTTGAAAGTACAGGACAACTTTCCTTTGGGTTTTAAACATATTTTTGAATAAATAATTAAAAAAAATGAAATCATACGAACAATTC